TCAATCGCAGCGGAACAGCACGCCGCTCTCGGCCGGTGCCTTGCCGAGCCAGCGCGGGGTCTGGTTCTTGTTGTCGCAATAGAGCTGCGCCTGCGTGTAGGTGGTGGCGCGCAGCACGCCTTCGCGGAACTGCATCACTTCGTTCGGGGGCGTCGAGCAGCCGGCGATGGCCAGCGCGCAGGGGATCGACAGGAGGGCCAGGAGGGACGGTGCATGCCAGTTCATCGCACGATTCTCCGACATTCCCGCGTCTGCAAGACATGCACCCTCGCGCCCGACGCTTCACCCCTGATTGGCAGCGGCCGCCGCACCCGGGTACAGGTATCTGAAGTAGGGCCCCGAGCTGCCGAACAGTCGTGCCGCGAGCTGCACCGGATCTTCGGCGCTGTGCTTCTCGTAGAGCACCGGTCCCCAGATGATGAAGCCGTCGATGCTGAGCGTGGCGGGCGCGGGCTCGATCGCCTTCCATGCGTGGGCGAATTTCGAGATCCACGAAAGTGCGTCGGTCAGCGCGTAGTTGGGCACGACCACCGGTTGTTCGATGCGGGGCATGGCAGTACTCCTGGGTTGAGAAGACTGTACAAATATACAGTAAACTCCGTCCCATGGCAGGCGCGCCACGCGCCACTTTCCATTCTCCTTGACGGGTTGCCCGTCCCTTTGATGCTTGACTGCAAGAAGGCTTGAGCCCGGTCCGATGCCGGGCTTTTTTTTGCCCGTTATTTGGTGACTTATTTCGATTGGCTTTAAGGTTTATTGAAAATCAATGCCAAATAATTAGCAAATTAATAATAAGAGAAATGACTAAGATATTTGCGGCACTTCGAATCCCGAGTGGCTGCCGCTGGCCTGTTCAATGGCTCTCGGCTGCTTTTGCAGGATCCCTGAAGTTTCTTGCCAAGTCATTCAAAAGGGAGTCTTCCAATGAGATTGAAATCGATCGCCGTGACGGGTGTGGCTGCTGCGTGCCTGGCCCTGGCGGCCTGCGGCGGAGGAGGCGGTGGTGGTGGCGGCTTGCCGGTGTTTCCGCTGATGCAGCCGCCCCCGACGCCTCCCGCACCTCCTCCTCCTCCTCCTCCGCCCGGGCCCGCGCCCGCGCCCGCGCCCGAGCCGGAATCCAGCGTGCGGGTGGTGATGTACGAAACGCTGAAATTGCCCAATTCCGAAGAGAACATGAACGAAATGGTGCGCCAGTTCAATTCGCAGGGCGAGCGGGGCTATCGCTTTGTCGCCTTCGGCGAATACGGCGATGAGGGGAGCGCTTCCCTCTATGTGAAGGATTCGAAGACGACCTACAGCTATGAGCAGGTGGTCGCCGCGGACAGCGTCGCGGCACTGAGGGAGCAACTGAGGGCGCAGGGATTGCGCGGCTACAGGCCGTTGTTCGGCGACGTGGGCCTCTATTACAAGGACAACGCCGCCGACACGACCTACAGCTACATCGTGACCGAGTGGAGCGCCACGCCCACCGCGGATGCGTTCTTCACCGAGCTCAACGCCAAGGGCGTGAACGGCTACTACCCGCATGCGCTGGAGGCGCGATGGGGCGGGACCAGGATCCGGATCTTCGAGAAGGACGACAGGAGCAACGCCGCCTACGCCTACGCCTTCCTCGACAAAGCCACGGGTGGAGACAGCACAGCTGCCTTCCTGGCCCAGCTCAACGCGCAAGGTGCCAAGGGGTTCCGTTTGCTCGACAGCCCCACCTTCTCGGACGGAAGGAAGTTCATCTACGAAAAGGATGCGACGCAGTCCGCGAAGTTTTCGTTCTACGAAAAGGCCAGCGACGATTCCTTCGACTTCGCGAAGCTGGTGGTGCGTGCCAACGAGGAAGGAAAGAAGGGTGCCAGCCTGGCGGAGGTCCACGGCGAGGGCGAACGTTACTTCACGACCTCGGACTGCAAGGGCCGACTCTGCGATACGCGTCAGTTCTGACGCGGCTTCGCGAGAAGCGCGAGCCCGGCGGCTGCCGGGCTTTTTTTCGTTCGTCTTCGAAGAAGAACGACGTGCACAAAGGAAAATGCCCCGCTACCTTGTGAGTAGCGGGGCATCCAGTAGCCTTGCGGCTTGTTTTGGCTCCTCGACCTGGGCTCGAACCAGGGACCTACGGATTAACAGTCCCTATCCCGAGCCGGCCGCCGCGCCGCGCCAACACTGGGAATTCGTCCAGTTGCTGCCAAATATCTTGAGCGGACCAAACCCCTGAAATTGCCTACGGAATAAGCAAAATCGGGGCTCAAAACACTGGATATTTGGCAGCGGAAATTCAGCCAACATCGACCATGTTGGGCTGCGCGGTCTCCCGCCAGCGCTGCTTGATGTAGACCTCGGTCGTGGCCTTGCTGGTGTGCCCGCACAGCAACTGGATGCGCTCGATCGGCACGCCGGCAAGCCACATGTCCGTGGCTCCCTTGCCCTTCAAGTCGCGGAAGCCGAAGGACGCCATCGGCTCCTTCTTGCGGGCCTTGCGCCGCTCGTTGGCGACTTCGATCGAGCGACGCAGCATCGAGCACAGGCCCTTGTAGGTGTAGTGCTCCCCGTCGAGGCGGTGGACCAGCGGCTGGCGCAGCTTGACGACGTTCTCGTCGGTGCCCAGGGCGCGGTCCAGCAGCTCGATCACGCTGCGCGGCAGCTCGATCGCGATATCGATCCCGGTCTTGTTCTGCCGGTGCTGCAGGATGCGCTTGCCGCCCTCGCGCACGATGTTGGCCGACGTCCAGAGCACGATGTCGCTCTCCGGCCGCTGCAGCGTGCGGTACGCCAGTTCCATCATCAGGCGCTCGCTGGCGCCGGCCACGGCGTAGACCTCCTTGAACTCTTCGTGGGTGACGTAGCGCGTGCGCCTCGTCTCCTTGTTGCGCTGCACGCCGCTTGCGCGCAGGCACGGGTTCACCAGAAGGCCGGGCACCTTGCCCGTGCGCAGCAGCCAACTGAAGCAGGCCGACAGGCACGCCCGTTCCCGGTTGGCCGGCGTCGGCCGGCCGAGCTCCGCCATCGTGATCAGGAAGTCCTGCACCATGGCCGGCGTCACGTCCAGCGGCGTGCGCGGCGGCGCGAAGAACGTGCGCAGCGCGCCGCGGGCGCGGGTCTCGGTGGGCGGGACGATGGCGTCCTCATAGTCGTCGTAGGTCCGCTGCTTGAGGGTGCCGGCCTGGACGCGCTTGGCGCAGTGCAGCAGGAACTGGTCGAGCCAGTACACCATGGTCCCGTAGAGGCTTTCCGGGTCGTTGTGGATCCTCGCCTTTCGGTTGGCTTCGTCCTTGTCGGTCCCCAGGCGCTCCCACTTGCCGTTCTGGTGGACGTAGTAGAACGCCCCGTGGTTGAAGTAGACGCGCGGCTCGAGGTCGAGCGCTGATTTGCGGCGGCGGCCCATGTGGGTGTTGATCCTATGCAGCTTTCTTGCGGCCGAACAGCGCGATGACAGCTGCTCGATCGCCGGTGGTGGGGCGCGGTGCGCCAGATTCATGGGCGCCCGCGGCGGCCAGTTCCTCGGCTGCGGCCTGCGCGCGGCCGCTGAGCACGGCCTCGGCATGCGCGCGCACGACCAGGGGGCGGCCGTTGGGCTTGCGGTTGACGATCAGGCCCAACGACTGCAGCCGCTTCACCTTCGCCGCGTGCGAGTTCGGGCCCAGGCCCTCGCAGATCTGGTCGATCTCGGGATCGGTCAGGAACATGCCGTTCATGCCAGCTCCTGCAGCTCCGCCGCTGGCGCGCGCCGGCCGCGCTCGGCGAGGTGATCGCGGCACGCCGATTTGTCGGAGAAGTACGGCCACTTGTCATCGGGGCGGATGGCGGGCTTCCCGCAGACCGCGCAGCACTCGATGAACCGCTTCTGCCGGCGGGCGTCGGCCACCAGCATCGGGTGCAGCTCGGTGAAGTCGTCGTTGGCGGCCAGGCACTCGTCGGGCAGCAGGGCGCGGAAGCCGTCGCGCACGCGCGGCGCGCCGTAGTAGGAGCCAGCGGCGAGGGCGTCGATGCCTCGCTGCAGGGCGGCCAGGGCCTCGGCGTCGCGCGGCCGCTCGTAGGACCCCACGAAGGCGGCGACGCGCGCGGTGCGGTCTTCGGTCCAGTGCTCGCAGAAGTCCCACAGCCGCACCACGGTACCGGGCCGGAGCTCGACGCTGTGCAGCTTGCGAGCCAGCGGCTTGGCCGAGGCCCATGCGTGCACGTGGCTGAAGCCGGCGTTGAGCGCGACCAAATAGACCCAGCCGGTGCAGTCACGATGGCTGTCGACGTTCGGCGCCCAGCCGTAAAGCTCGCAGGCCTTGGTGTTCTCGGTGCCGACGACCTGCATGCGGGGATCCTCGTTCTGCACGAGGGTCATGGTGTTGGCCAAGGCCTCGCGCACGAAGCGGTGCTCGAGCACGACGGGCGGGATCTCGATGTGGCCGACCACGGCCAGCGATGCAGACGTCATCGGTTCTGGATCCACTTCAGCGCCTCGTCGCGCGCGGCGTTGAGTTCGGCCATGCGCACCGGGTCGCCGCCGGCGCGGTCGGGGTGGTACCGGCTGGCCAGGCGCTGGTAGGCGCGCCGCACGTCGTCTTCTGTGGGCAGCAGCAGGTCCCCCAGCTCGAGTACCACCTGCCAGTCGCGCTTCATTCCGGCGACGATGGGTGGCGGCAGCGCCGCGAAGCCGGTGAAGGCGCGCTCCAGCACCACCGCGCCGCCGTGGCGCTCGATGGAGCGCATGGCCTCAATGGTGGCGGCCAGGGCCGCGATGTTCTGCTCGACCTTCGTGTAGCGATCGATCGCCATGCAGCGCGGCGCGACCGTCCAGGGGTCGGCCCAGTACACCGCGGCGCCGGGGTCGGCGGGCTGCGCTTGATCGCTGCGCGGCAGCCCGTCGAGGCGAAGGCGCAGGTTCGTGCTCAGCACCAGGTCATCGGCGCGGACGCCCATGCGATCGAGCTCGGCGCGCAGGCGCTGGGTGGCCTCGGCGATCGAGATATCTTGCAGCGAGCGCCAGCTGCCGACCTTGGACAGCTTCGTCGTGCCGAACTTGCCGAAGGCGCGGCGCTCGGGGTCGGTGCGCTTCCAGCCCGGCGGCCAGCACAGAGGGGACGCGGTGATCGTCATTGCTTTTTCCGCTCCTGCCAGGCAGTGTTCTCGATCGCCCAGTGCCAGCGTGACCACGCGCACCACGAGCCAACGCACAGCACGAAGATCGCGCCCAGCCAGTAGGCATAGGCGGGCCAGGGCAGGCTCGGGAACAGCAGCAGGGCCGAGCTGGCGGCCGTGCCGAGGATCACCAGCGTCAGGATGAGGAAGTCGACCCACATCACGCGGCTCTTTTCGCTTCGGCGATGGCGGCGCGGTAGGCGTCGACCGCGGCCTGTGCGATCTCTGCCACGCGGTCGCCGTCATGGCCCACGGTCGAGAAGTCGGCCGCGCTCATGGTGCCGTAGCCCCAGGCCGACCATGCGCGCGTGCAGTCGTAGGCGTCGCCCAGGGATTCCGCCACGGCCTCGCAGACCGCGTCGAAGCCCTCGGCGCTCAGGTCGGGCGCCGCGGCCGCGCGCTGCTCGCGATACCAGTCGAGCAGCCACACCACGAAGGCGAACGCGATCAGGAACATCAGGACAGCCCACTCGAGCATGTCTTTCCACTGGTCGACGGTCCAGGCGTTCATCGTGCAACCCCCTTCGCCACGGCACGTTCGGCCCAACGCACGGCCTTCGTGAACGACTTCAGGTTGCAAGGGCAGAAGGGGTTCTCGGTGCTGAAGGTCTCGCGCCAACCGAACTCGATTGCGCGATCGGAAAGCGCCTTCGCCTCGCCGGGTTCGGGCCGCGGGCCGGGCCGCCACTCGATGCCCTTGAGCATGAGGTAGAGGCGCGACGTGACCATCTCCAGCCGATTGCCGACAGGCAGCTCGCCGTCGTGAACGATGGACTGCAAGTCTTCGACTTGCACGCGGGTGAATGTCACCGAGTGGGTGTCGGGCGTGGGGGTGACGGCGTGCAGCAGGCGCCGTTCGACGAGATCCTTGAGACGCGCGTCGGGAGTCTCCGCCAACGCGACAGACAGGCCCTCTGCCTCAGCGGCGTCGAAGCATCCACGCACGTGCGCCATCGCGGCTGCATCGTGATGTGCGGGCGCATGCAGGGCGAGTGAATCGCGGTATCGCGACAGCAGGAGCCGCGCCTTGCCGATGCTGTCCATCAGAACCTCGACGCTCTCTGTGCGCTGCGCGCGGTAGAGCTCGTTGTGCAGATCCTGCAGCAGGTCCGGCGCTGCCTCGCCAGGGGCCAACTGGGCGGCCGCTTCCAACCGACGCTCGCACGTGGCGGGATCGTCGGCGAACTTCTGGCACGAGCAAGTGCCGTCGGGCGCGCAGAAGGGCACCGTCGGCGCGGCCGCGAGGCGGGATGCGGCCGCGGCCAGGAGCTGGCGCGCCAGGCCGCCAACGCCGTGCGGCACCAGCGCGCCGGCGGCGTCGAGGCGCAGCAGAGAGTCGATGCTCTCGATGAGGGCGGCGTTGTCGCCGCGGAAGGAATCGGTCATGGTCAGTCGCTCCATTTCACGCAGTCCATGCTCGAGCAGCGGCCGGTGGTGCGGCCGTCGATCGCGCTGGCGGTGTAGTTGAGGTTGCCGCCGCACTTCGTGCAGCGGATCGTTCCCTGCGTGGTCTGCGCAGGGCGGAAGTGGGGTGGCGCGCAGTGCTGGCGGCGCACCTCGGCCATTGCGCGCGCCACCGCGCTGGTGAAGGCGCCGAAACCGGGACGGGTCATACTTGCGCCTTTCCCAATGAGGAGGCGGCCATGCCCCCCCACGTGAAGAATTTCCTCATCGCAGAGGCGCGCGAGGTGGATGCAACTCTCGCCAGAACCTTCGAAGTCGCAATCGGCATGCTGGCTCCGAGTTCGCCTTTGCCATGCCCCAGATGCTTCGTCACAGGGCGACGCACGGTCGCACTCGTCGCTGCAGGCCCCAGCGGTGAGACCGAGCAGCTTTCCTGTCCGCACTGTGGAACTCGGTTCGTGGTTCCGGCTGTGCGCGTCATTTGACGAGCCTCCCGAATGTCACCACCCACACCCACGGGTTCGCGGCCCAGCTTTCGGCGCCGTTGATCTGCTCCCAGATGTCGCGGTAGTGGAGAACGAAGCTGCCGCGCTGGCTGGGGCCGGCTAGCAGCACCTCGCGCCCGCTGACCGGATCGCATTCGCGCGCACCCTCCGCCCGTGCGTCCGCTTCGCTGATGTCTTGCAGTCGCTCGACACGCACGCCGGTCACTTCGAGGTCGATGCGGCTCGCAGCGCGCAGCATGTGGATGCTGGGAATCCAGCGCTCCGCAGACCCGTCGACGTTCTCGGTCGCCCGGTAGACGTAGCCGCCACGCTCCGCGCGGCCATCCTCTCCGATCCCGCGATGGCGCCACGTTTCGCGCACCCAGAGCCGATCGCCGAGCTGCCCGTAGGGCGCGGTGAGATCGGAGCGGTGCATCTTGTGGCCGCCGGTGTTGACCATAGTGCCGGCTGCCAGGTCGAGCCAGCGGTAGCCGCGCGGCGGCTTCACCACGCGCCGCGTCTGCGTCTTCGTGCCGTCGAGCAGCGCGCGCACCATCGGGGCGCTGAACAAGATCGGCCGCTCCTTGAACGCCGGCACCAGCGGACAGGGTTTCGTGGTCACGACTTCAGGCGGCGCCATGCTGAGACCTCCCGGCAGGGTCGAAGGAAGAGCGCTCGTCGGCCCAGGTGCGAACCTTCGCGATCAGTGCGCGAGCGGCCTCGCGGCGCTGGCGCGCGTTGCCGGACGGCCGCGTGTCCATCCACTCGATGTGAGCGGCGGTGTTGCACCAGGGGCAGGGGATATCGCCGCCCGACGTCAGGCCATCGCCCGGCTCGTCGCAGCTGTCGAGGTCCCACATGAAGCCCTCGATGCAGGTCCCGTCCGGATAGCGAGCGCCGAAGGTGGGCGCCTCGTAGTTGCAACCCAGGGATTTAGGCATGGGCGGCCTCCCCGGGGAATTGATCCCACGTGCGTCCGTCGAGCAGGCGGCCGGCGGCGCTCTTGCCGACCATTGACATGGTCGCAACGTCGGCGTTCTCGTCGCGGCCTTCGTCGGACAGCGGATCGACCACGGAGCCGTCCGGCCTGATCAGCGCGACCTTCTTGCCCTCGACGGTGCCGAAGGCTGGCTCGCCGGCCGAGACCCATCCCCCATGCTGCTTGAACAGGAACGGCACGCCGACCGCTTGGCACTGATCGCGCAGACTGCGTGCCCAGTCGGGATGCATTGGGCGCGCGTGCGGGCCGCTCTCGCCGCCGCAGATGATCCAGTGCAGCAGCGGCCTGTATCGCATGCCGGGCATGCTGAACCACGGGAGGTGAAGGTCCACAGCCCCCAGCAGCGGTTCCATGCTCAGAAAGCGTACACGCGCGGGCGTGTTCAACAACTTCGGGATGTCGCGATCCGCCTCCAGCTGGTTCACGACCGTAGCCCCGAGCCACACGTTCGCTGGCGGGTTGCCCCCGAGCCAGCGTTCGATCCAGCGCAGCAGCGCTACGGTGGCTTCGGCCGCGGTCGTGAGCCGCTCGCGGAGCCATTCCGCTGCAGCCTCGAGCCGGTTGCGCCAGTTACCGATGCGCTTCGACAGCAGCAGCCAGTCGAGGTCCGGCGTGACGCGGATCAGGCCGAGCAGGTCGACCAGCAATTCCACGTCGACCGCGTTGTCGAGCCAGTCGGCCAGGCTGGCGCAGAACACGCGCTGCCGGCGTCCGTGCTCGGCGAAGAAGGCTTCGTGCAGGGCGTTCCAGCGACGCGGCGTCGCCCAGTTCGACGGGCTGGTGCGATGGCGCGCGGCGTGCGGGCCCCAGGTCTCGATGCCCTTGGCCCGCAGCACGCGGACCGGCGTGCTGACCTCCGCATAGCAGCCGTCGCAGCCGCCGCCGCACGTGGCGGCGGTTGAGACCTTCATGCACCCGATCCACGGGTTGAAGGTGTGGTCGCACCACTCGATCTTCGTGTCAGCGGCCATCGCGAGCCTCCCGGACGTCGAAGACCATGTCGTAGGAGCCCATCGCCAGCGGCGTGCGCGACTCGAGCGAGACGGTGACCACGAGACCGTAGGCACGCGCCGCGTCGAGCAGCTGCTGCGCGGCCATCTGCACGGCCTGGATCTGCTTGGCGCGCTCGCGATCTGGTGAGGTGTCGATGAGGTTCACAATGCCGACTCCGAAAGAAGAGGATGGAGAAGATGAACGGCTGGAGAACGCTTGTTGCGTGGTCGATCACCGGTGCGCTGGTCGCTGTGATTGCTGGCTGGCCAGCGCTCGTTGCGTGGGGTGACGCGCATAGCGGTCTTGCGTCGTGGTTCCAGGCGGTTTTCTCGGTGCTTGCGATCTTGGCCAGCGCTGGGGTGGTGCTCTGGCAGCACCGACTCGAACTGAAGCGAGCTGACCAAGAGGCAGAGAAGCAGACGCGCCGCGCTGCTGCAGGGATCGTTGCGATGCTTCAATACATCGCAGCCCAGTTGGCCCGCACAAATTTTTTGGCGAACTTCCAGCTCGACCACGAAAAGAATCCAGTTTTTTACTGGGACCTTGCCCGTGAGTTTCAGACCTTGGCTGGAACTCTGGATAAGCTGCCCTTCGCCGATGTGACCTTGTACGGCCAGCTGGATACCTACTTGTGTCTGCGGCGCGCAGCGGACGAGTTGGCGCAGCTGTACTCCATCGCTCCACAGCAAGGTGATGGCTTCTACCGGTTGAATCGGACCCGGCTTGAGGACCTTCGAAAAATCTGCGCCGACTTTCAGCTCAGCTTGACCAAGGCAATTCAGACGCTGGACCCAGCCATGTACGAACAGCGCAAGGAAGAAATGTTGAGGCTGTAGCGCGGTCACGGCCGAGGCCGTACCGTACGAGAACTGGCAGACGATGGCACCAGCGGTCATTCGTCGCCCGCTTGCTGCAGCGCCTGCTGAACGTCGGCCGCGAGCTGCTGGTCGGCCGCTTCGGCGAACAGCCGCCCGTAGCTCCACGAGGTGTCGCGGAACACTCGCCCATCCTCGAAACTGTCGAGGCACGACAACACATCGTTCGCGATGTCCTTGTCCTCGGTCGTCTCGATCTGAAAGCGGTCGAGTGCGTTCTTCACGCGATACGGGCCTTCGCTCCAGTCGCCGCGCGTGCGCTGCATGGCAACAGCCAGGTCGAGCCGCTGGTCCTTCTCGCATAGCGCATCCACCACGTCCGACCACGTCGAGTCGAGCGGGAGCTGATAGCGCAGCAGGATCGCGGCCAGCACCATGTCGGCCTTGCGCTTCTCGACCAGCGCCGCAGCCTCGCGGGCCTTCTTGGCGTCGGCCTGCTTGGCTTCTTCTTCGGCGCGCAGGACGTAGGCGTCGTACTCTTTCTTCAGCCGTTCGTAGGTGCCGGTGGCGTGGTCGAAGCTGTCGTCGGTGCGGCAGTGCCGGCGCAGGTCGCAGAGGTAGCCGGCGTCGAGCCGGATGGTCTTGGGGTAGCGCGCTCGCGACTTCGTGTCGCGCTCGGTATATGAGGCCGGCATGCCGACTTCGGCCATGAGCGCTTCGATACGCGCGCGCACCGCCTTGTTCGCTTCGATGGCCGGCAGATTCTTCTCATGGGTCGCGATGTCGCGGGCGCGGGCAGCACCGAGTTCCGAGAGCGCCTTGGTTGCCACGGCGCGCGGATTTCCCAAACTGTACGGGCCCATGCTACTGGCGTAGCTCGACGGGCTGGACATGCACTTGCCGACGGCGTTGCAGAGCTCGACGGGTTGGATGGTGGTGAACGTCATACTGTCGGCCTCAACAACTGGAGGTTGGAATGGCTGATCGCATCAAAGAGGACCAAATTGCCTCGATCCCGACGCAGGAGCTCCTGCGCTACACCGACTTCTTCGTAGCTGGGCCGAATGGCTATGAGCTCGGCGAACCGGTGTTCCGAGTGAGAGAAATTCCGCCCGAGACCGTCGATGGCCAGCCCCCGCGAGTCATGGCCGTGCGCCACCTTGTGATCGAGGTGCCCGATCCGGCTGATGAAGCCGCAAGAGATAGGGTTCGCACAGCCATCACTCAGAGATTCGCCGCGCGTTGATCGATGCCAAGGCCTACCCGCACCGCAAAGCAGCTGCGCGAGCTGCTGCTCGAGCGCATCGATGCCATCCCTGACCTGGCTGGCCAAGAGACGGACGTGCACCGCGGCGGCGTGGTCGGCACGGGCGGCGATGGCGAGGGCGGCCCGAACTGGACCGTGCCGGTGCTGACCGACCGCGGCACGCACCGCGCCGACATCGCGCGGATCATTCGCGACCTGCAGCGGCACTACGACCTTGAGGAGTAGGCAGCGATGGAAAACGATCCTCGGGAACGACTTCCGAATGTCTATAACGAGATTCGAGAGACGGCTGGCGATGCTGCGTCCGCGATCTTGGCTGGCGGCCGCGAGGACTGGCTCGCCCTGATCTTGAAGTCGCACGACGCCAAGCTCGTTGAGCTTCTTCGGGAGGCTTCTCGCTTGCGCCGTGAGCTGGGATTGGAGTGACATCATCCGGCCCTCCGCAGAGCGTTGATGACGTCCCGGGCGACTGGCGGGCAGACGGCGTTGCCGAGCATGTGGCCGGCCTGACGATGCTGGGCCGGCAGTCGGTAGGTCTCGGGGAATCCCATCGCGCAGCGGTACTCGCTCGCCAGAAGCATTCGCATGCGGTCGCCGTCGATGACGGCATAGCGGTCACGTGTCGTGACGGTGCCTAGCGGCCTTGATAGCGACCTACCGCCGAACTCGTTTCCGTAGTAGGCGGTGAGGAAGCGGCGCCCGTGGCAGGCGCGGCCGGCCTTGATGCGGCCGAGCGTCGCCGCCGACCGCCCTGGCTTTTCGATGGGTGACCAAGTTCCCTCTTCGAACTGAATGATGGAGGCCGCCGAGACATGCTCGCGCTGTTCGAAAGCGAGCTCGATCGGATGCTTGCTGCGAGTGCAAACGATGAAGAGGCGCCGGCGGTGCTGTGGCACGCCGTGATCCGCGGCATCGAGAATCATCGGAGCATTGGCGTAGCCCAGCGCGTTCATTGCGGCACACCAAGCTGGGAAGAGCAGCCATCGAGAAAACTCGGGGACGTTCTCAACGACGACCGCGTGCGGCTCGTGGCACTCGACTGCAGAGATGACCGCCCACGCGGTTGATCTCAGTGCGTCATGGTGCGGCTGCTCCTTTCCGCGGGCCCGACTATGGCCTTGGCAAGCCGGCGAAGCCAGCAGCAGATCATGGGGCGGCACGAGCCGCCAGTCAGTCTGCTGAAGGTCTTGGCAGGCGTGGGCGGTCTCGGGATGGTTGTCCGCGTGGATTGCCACCGCAGCCGGCCAGTGGTTGGCCGCCCAGACCACCTCGCAGCCGGCCATCTTGGCGCCAGTCGAGAAGCCGCCGGCGCCTGCGAAGAGGTCTGCAGCCTTCATACCGGCGCGTCCTCGCTGATGGCGACGGCGTCGCGCACGGCCTCGACGGTGATGCCGAGCGCCTGGGCGGCGGCGCGCTCGGCCGCTTCCTGGCCCTGGCCGAGGGCGAGGGCACGCGCGAACGCTTCCTTCACTTTCTCGATGGAGATGACGGTGAAGTCCATGCCGCTCAGTCCCGCGACGTATCGGCGAAGATCTCTTCGGCCGTCTTGCCGCCTTTGCGGCGGCTGGCGGCGGCAGGCGCGTCTTCCTTGGGCGCTTCCTTCGGAGCATCGTTCGGGAACGGCCAGGGGCCGCTGTCCGCGGCCTGTTGCTGGTCGCCCTCGGGCTTCGCGGCAGCCGGCGGGGCGCTGGCAGAGGACTTCGCGTCCGTGCCGGCATCGTCGAGCTGCTGCTGGCGGACCTCGGGCTCGAGCAGCTTGATCGGCACCTCGCGGCTCTTGAGCATCGCGAGCTCGGCCAGCACCATCTTCGGCACGTCGACCATCTCGACGCTCCACCACGCGGCCACGGTGCCGCCTTCCTTGGCCTGGAAGCGCCAGTTGTCGAGCGAAGCATCGGTCACCGGCAGGTTCGACTTGCCGCCCATCCCGTGGTCAATCTCGCCGCGGTAGCCGGTGAGCTTCTCGGACCACGACACCTTCTTGATGTGGCGCGCCATCGCGGTGAGGTGCGGCAGATCGCTGATCTCCTCGACGCCGGGCAGGGTCTGCCGCTTGTCCTTCGCGCTGTTGGCCGCGGCCTCGCTCTTCGTGAAGAACGCGGTGCGCAGCGCGCCGTCGAAGTGCGACAGCACGTAGTTCGGAAGGTCGGCCTGCATGTTGAGGCGCACGCCCGGGTTCGCGCCTGGCGGCCGGTTCTTCTGGCTCAGCAGGGTGACGTCGAGTATCTTGACCTTCGTGAACTCGGGGAGAGAAAACATGGAGTAGCTCCTTTGGGTTGACGGGAATGAAAGAGGGCGCCGCTCGCGCGGGCCGGCCGGGAATGGAGGAGGAGGGAGGAGGAGGGAGCCCGGCCGGCTGGATTCGCCCGAAAAAGGGGTGTCAGAACGGGATGTCGTCGTCGAGCTCGGGCTCGGGCCGCTCCAGCAGCGTGCAGGCCTCGACGGGCGCGTCGGCGGTGCGCCGCAACTCGGTTGCATGAAGCACGTAGAACGATTTGCCCGGGTACACCGAGGCGAGCCGCTCCGCTTCGTCGGCCGCGGCCTTCGCGCTGTGGTGCTCGTGGCGAGGGGGACGCTCCCCCTCGGGACTCCACACCAGCCAGAACTCGAAGAGCTCCACGATCAGGCCTCGATCGCTTCGAGCGCGGCCGCCATCGGCGACGTGGCGGCGAAGTAGACGGCCTGGGCCGCGCGCACGTCGACGATCGCGCTGTGCGCGCCCTCGAGCTTCTTGCCGGTGAAGAACTCGTAGGCCTCGCCAAGGTTCGCGCTCTTGTGGTGGAAGCGCTTGGCCGCCTTCATCTTCGCCGTGGGCGGCAGCTTCAGGATCGGCGTGCTGATCAGCTGGGTGCAAGCGGCCTTGCCCGCCTTCCACTCGTCGGCTGTCTCGGCGTCCAGGAAGCGCATGCACGCGATGCGCGCGATCCGGGCGTCGAAAGGCTCGTTGTGGCCGATGCGGATCTCGGCGCGCCGCCACATCGCCAGCAGCATGCGCAGCGCAATGTGCTCGGGAATGCCGACCTGCAGCGCGAGTTCGGTGGTGATGCCGTGGATGTCGGCGGTCTCGTCGGGAATCGTCCAGCCGTCGGGCTTTACGACGACGTCCAGCGTGCTGAAGACGCGGCGCGTGTCGAGGTCGACCAGCTCTGCGCCAACCTGCACGAAATGCGGCTGGCCGGGGTGCTCGCTCGGCTCATTGAAGAGCGGAAGTGCCTGGGTCTCGAAGTCGTAGAAGAGGGCGAGTTTCATGCTGCTTCCTTGAGCTGGCCGACGTGGCCGTTGTTGATCCACTCGGCCGCGACGGTCGCGGGGAGGTCGGAAGGCAGCGCTTTCAGCGTGCCGAAGAGGAGGGCAGTGTCGAGCTCGCCGTTCTGCGCGAGCACGTCGAGCCACAGCAGCAGGTCGCCGCGGCCCTGGGCGTCGAGCACGTCGAAGCGATCGAGCACCAGCAGCTTCAGGCCGGACTGGAAGCTGATCGCCTCGGCCACCATGGCGTCGGCGCGCCAGCGCTCGGACTCGCTCAGCAGCCGGTACTCGCGCGCGGTGCCGCCCGGGGTCAGGCACGTGATTGACATGTCGGCCGAGATGCCGATGCGCAGCCATTCCGCGTCGAGGGAGCTCTGCTGCAGGCGCGTGTTGATCGGGTCGAGAGCCTCGGCGAGCATCTGGCCCGGAATGCCGTCGGGTGCGAGGTCGGCTGCGAGCGCGTCCCAGGCGACTACGTCGGCGTGGTGGCCGGCCGCGGTGGCGGTCTTCGACGCCGCTTCCTTGCCGGCCTGCACGAGCGCCTCGAGCTTGGCGACCTCGGCCGCGGCGTTGGTGCGCTTCTGCCGCAGCGTGGCCAGCCCTTGCGTCGCGGCGTCGATGTCGGACTGCTTCGGCGCGGCGGGCTGCTCGCCCTCGGTGAGCGTCTTCAGTTCGGCGGCGGCGTCGCGCGCGGCCTGCAGGTCGCGCTTGTCGTTGGCGACTGCGGAGCGCAGCAGCTCGCGCGAGCGGACCAACTCGGGCAGCGCGGCGGCGGCTTCTTCGTCGCGGACACCATCGGGCACGGTGTGGGCCTTCAGCTCGCCGCCGGCCAGTTCGACCAGGCCGCGGCAATGCGGGCAGGTCAGCGGCTGCGTCGGCGCCGCGCCGGCAGCCTTGGCTTCGGCCTCTTGCACCTTGGCTTCCCAGCCGGCCAGATCCTTCTCGTCGGCGGCCAGCTTCGTCTCGACGCGCGACACGCGCTCGGCTGGGGCGCGCAGCGCCTCGATGCGAGCCTCGCGCGCGGTGTGGGTGCGCATGTCGGCCTGCAGCGCGCCGAGCGCCTGGTTGGCCTCGGCGATCTGCATGTCGACGTCGGCGAGTTGCTGCTGCGCGGCGGTGAGTGCGGCCGGGTCGGCTGCGACGGCGGGCGCGGCCCAGCTGGCGGCCTTCACCGAGCCGTAGGTCTCACCCGTCAGCGCGCGCCATGCGCCCTTGGCCTCGGTGGCCTTGGACTTCGCCTCGGTGCATGCGGCGTCGAAGCCGGCGCGCAGCGTTGGCGCCACGCGATCGACGCGGGCTTTGTCGTGGCCGGCGGCTAACAGGCGCTGGGACACCGTCTCCGGGGTGATCTTGATGCCCATCAGCCCGAAGAGAAAGGCGCGGCGCGCCTTGTCGTCCATGCTGCTGAAGCGCTGCGCGTCGAGCACGTAGGGCAGGGCGGCCGGCGGGGTGAAGCCATTGCTGCGCGATGCCTTGCCGCTGGGCAGCACGATGCTCGCGGTCTCCTCGCCGATGCAGACCTCGGCGAAGCCGTTCTTCTCGCCATCGTTCACGAGCGCGGCGTATTCCTTCTTCAGCTCGACGCGCACCGTCTCGCTGGTGAGCGCCATGCGCACGGCTTCCTGCAGGCTGCTCTTGCCAGCGTAGTTGTTGCCACCGAAGAGGGTGACGGGCTTCTTGAGCGCGACGTCGGCGCGGCGGATGCCGAGGAAGTTCTCGGCGGTGATGTGGGTGATCTTCATTGCGGTGGTGCTCAGTCGACGGAGGGAGCCGCGCCGCGGGCGCGGCGGCTGGTGGGCGCCGGTGCCGGCGCGGCGGGGGCGGCAGGCCCGCCCTCGAGTTCGTTGGCGCGGCGCTGGTAGACGTTGCTGAGAACGGCGCGCTGGTCTTCGTTGGGGTTCAGCGCGCGCAGGCTGTCCATCGCGGCGTCGAGCGCGTCCTGGTCCTTGCAGGCGGCCAGCTTTTCGGAGAAGGCGTCGACGTCGAAGCCTGCGGGCTGTGCGGCGCCGGCGGCGGCACCGGATGCGGCGGCCGGCTCTTCGGCGGTGCCGGGGCCCCGCTCGTCGCGCGAGTCCTCCGCGGTGTTCTTTTGCACGACCTCAGCGCCTCGCACGGGCTGGGTGCTCAGGTCTTCGACCGAGACACCGGTCACGCGGCCCTCGTGGTCGACATCGAGCACGATCGCGTCCTGCGTCTCTTCCGTGGTGCGGCCCATGCCCATGACGATGTCGGGAGCGTGGATGTTCCCGAAGAAGCTGCCGGCCCGGTACTGCAGCATGAGGTGCCGCATCTCGGTCTGCCACTTCGAGCCGGACTTGCCGTACCAGCCTTCCTCGACCGCAAGGCGCATGCTTACCGGCGCGGACTCGATCACCGGCAGATTCGCCGCCTTTGCTTGGTCCAGCGTGCGGATCTGCGGCGGGAAGGCCACATTGCCGGGGAGGGCCCATGCCACGCATTCCAGGTTCTCGACCTCGACGCTGATGTCCTTGAAGTCGTAGCGATTGAGCTGGCGATTCCAGCCCTGCTTCTCCCGGTAGGTGGCCTTGATCACGCCCTTGTTCTTCACGTCAAAGCGCAGGGGTGTGAAGCGGCCGCTGGCGTTGATGGCTGCGATCTTGTACTGGCCGCTCCAGGTCAGCCGGCCCTCGATCACGTTCGCGTTCTGCATCACTGCGGCGATGCTCATGCCCACTGACTGCGCGACCTCAATCGCGATCAGGCAATTGCCCAGCGCCGACGGGTTCTCGACCATCTCGACGTTGCCGTCGCGACCCTTCTTCTCTGTGTACTGCCGGAACGCGGCCGGCACGGCGTTGGAGGTCGACAGAGCGCGAGCGATTCGCTGCGCCAGTTCGAAGCCACGCAGCGAGAACATGCTGACGACGTGATCAGCCGGATCGGGCACGGTGGCGACCTGGTGCTGGTGCTGGCGCAGCTGTTGGACGCTGGCGGTGTTGACGGCCGGGGCCGCCGCGGTTGCAGTTGCAGACATGGCTTTCCTTCTTCGAGGTGGGGGTCAGTCGTGGTACTTGCAGTGCGCGGCGTAGGCCGGGCAGAACTTGCGCGAGCACAGGTTCGACTTCGGATTCGGCGGGAACACGCCGCTCTTCAACATGCCGGCCGCGATCTCGATGAGCCCGGGGGTCTTGTCGTCGCCGAGCAGCGGCGTCTTGACGTCGGCGATCTCGCCGGTGGCGCAGGGCGTGTCCTTGGAGGTCTGCAGGCCGATGATTTCGGCTGGGCCGTCCATGCGCTCGCCGGTGGCCTGCTCTGCCATCAGCGTGTAGATGCCGAGCTGGATGTGGTGGCCCTTCGTCACCGCGCGCCGGCCGCCGCTCTCGAGCTTCTCGGTGGCGCGGCCGCCGGTCTTCACGTCGGAGATGGCCTTGCGCCCGTCCTGCAGCTGGCGCACGCGGTCGGTGGTGCCGGTGACGCGCACGGTGCCGTGCTTCGTGGTGATGTCGAGCGCCGTGCACTTCAGCTCGACCGCGGTATAGGTGCGCGTCGGCGCGATGTCGTGGCAGTAGCGCGTCGTGAGCTTGACGGCGTAGCTGTCGGCCTCGGCCGGCGACAGGCTGTCATCCCATGCGACATCGTTCTCCGGCGTGGCCAGCGCCTGGCGCGAGGCGTCGACGGCATCCGTCACCGAGATGAACTTGCCGTCTAGGATGGACTGGTCGTAAGCCGCGGTGCCGGCGTGCACCGCCGTGCCGAGATGCGCGGCGCCGCCCGAGGGGCTGCGCAGGCCGACGATGTTCTGCCAATACCATTTGTACGAGCAGTCGAAGAGGCTGGGCCAGGAGCTGGCGCGCACGACGGCGAGCGGCTGGGTGGTGAGAGCGTTCACGGGTGCAGGACCTTTCAACGGATGAAGAAGTGAAGGAGGACGCCGGCCGCTGCGATGCAGGCGGCGGCAACGAGGAAGGCGCGGCGGGCCAGCGTGAGCACGGCATCGATCGCGGCGTAGGGCTGCGCGACGGGCTCGGGCGTGTCGGGTGGGAACGCGGCGGCGCGCGGGCCGCGCGTGTTGTCGACGGCTATGCGAACAGCCATGGCGTGAACCTTTCGGCGAGGAGGAGGGCGACAACGAAGGCGCCTGCGAGTGCGCTGGTGATGACGACGACGAGCTCGGGCATGGCCATGCGCGCGGTCGCGCCCATGGGCACGATCACGGCGATGCTGCTGCGCTGCGCGCCCTGCAGCTGCTCGAGGCAACGCGCGGTCGGCCTGGCGCTGTCGCGGGTGGCGTCGATGACACCGATGAACTGCCGGGCACTGGTCAGAGGGCGCTGCAGGGCTGTGTGCAGCGACTTCTCAGGCGCTATCCCTGCCCGTTCTACTCGGGGGATACTTGAGGCAGGAGTGGGAAGAAAATGGCGAATTCCGAGAAGAAGAGCTGGCTTCGAGAAATCATCTTGTCCGTTACGACAGCTGGAGTCCTTGCGCTGTTCAGCCTGATCCCAGGTGGCTGGACCTGGGTCTTTGATGTGCTCGGCGCCTTTTGGGCGCATCTCGGCAGGGCGAGCGCAATTCCACACTGGGCGCTGTACCTGCTTGCCGCTGCAGTCGTTTTCACAGTGGTTGTGCTCGTGTGGGCAGCAGTCGACGCGATGGCCCCCGAGTGGAAGGGCTATGTCGAGGATGACTTCTTCGGCGTCCCATGGCGTTGGCGCTATATCTCGAATCAGGTGTATGACCCGTGGGCGTTTTGCCCAAGCTGTGACACGCAGTTGGTCTATTCGCAAACTGGTGGACGCTTTAGTCCCGAGCCTCGCAGCGTTACCTTGTTTTGCGAGCGTTGTCGGCAGGACCGGCTCGTCCATGACGGGGACCGGAACTATCTGGTCGCTGCCGTAAAGCGGCAGATCGATCGCAACCTTCGGACCGGGGATTGGAAGAAGCGCACGCAGTCTTAGCGCGAGGTTGGACGCTGCTGCACTGAGCGCCACGAAACTGCCTCGGCCGATCATGCTGCGAGCTCCAGGTCGCGCTGTGCGAAGTGCAGGGCGAACAGCCGCGCCGCAGCGTCGCCATCCACGGTCTGCACGCTGATCGCGGCCTTCACCGCGTCCGCCAGCACATGCATGCTGTCGAAGAGGAAGTGCGGGCCGTTCACAGCGCACCACCGTGGCGGAGGTCCAGCTCGAGCGCGCTGCGCTGCTGGTACTGCTGCAGGAGGCCGCTGTCCTTGGCAGCCGAGTAGGCGCTGTCGAAGGCAGCGAGCTGCTCCTCGGAGAACTCGAAGGCGTCGGGGTGACGCTTGACCTCGGCGCGCTCGCGGCGCGCGTCACGGCGCCGCGACAGGTTGGACTGCGTGAACCGGCTCATCACGCGCTCACCGGCTCTTTGGCGACGTAGCAGCCGTTGACCACTTCCATGTGGTCGCGCAGCCCCAGCTCGTCCATCACGGTGATCAGTTCACCGAGGGTCTTCCTCGTCGCCGAGCGCATCACGCAAGCCAGCGTGGCGGCGTCGTAGGGCGGTGCCGACTTAGCGGTGTTCACCGCCTTCTGCACCTGTCGTTGCTCTGCCTTGTTCATGCCCATCTCCTGATCGATGGGATTTATTGAACCGCAGTTCAAAAGCAAATACAACTAGAGTTCAGAGTATTTTTAACCGTGGTTCATTTGGCCCGGTGAGCTGGGCCGACTCCGTGGCTCGGGTCGTGCGTTGACGTCTGACGGTCTCTGGCTCTGCATCGGTCGAAGATCGCGCCATGCAGCCCCTCCGTCACCTCGCCGTCACCGTCGTCCAGTCCGCAGACAAGGCCTACCGCTGGCGCGTGGCTGAGCTAACGCCCGACGGCAAGTGGTTCACGCTCGATGAGCAGCAAGGCGCCGAGAAGACCTACAACGCGGCCATGGCGGCCGGGCTGGTGCAGCTGCAGGGGATGGTCGAGGATCTCGCAATCGGGCCGCGCGAAGACGACCTCGAGGCACCATCGCCCACACGGAAGGGCGGACTCTTCGGTTTTGGGTTCGGGGTGTAGAAGGCGTAGAAAAGCCCGCGCGCGGCGGGCTGGTGGGGATACCCCCAATAGGGGTCAGGAAAGCACGCAAGCGCGCTTACGCTTGAATCTCACACTAACGAAGGGGCACCCGATGAAGCAAGAGCAAGGGTCGATGACCGCACAGCAAGCGAGCGGCGCCAATGCGCTGCGTGAGAGAGCCGAGATGCTCATTCGCATCTCTCAGCAGACCGGTCTGCCACTCGACGATTCGGGGCCGCCAGAGCTCAGTCAAGCAATCGCTGAAATACAGCGTCTGGGTCCGCGATCAGTCTAGGGGAAGGCCTGCCTTAGCTGCGATTTGCTCCAGCATTCGCTCACGTTTTGCGGCCTGCTCGGCGAAGCCTGCGAGGATAGCTTCGATCCTCGTGTTGATGTTCGCGATTGTGTCGGGACCAATGGGGTCCTTGTCCCCAATGTTGAGGGTAATGATCAGAACGTGGTCTTCGCCACTGAACGTGAGGTTCCCGTATTCGAGTTTCTCCCGTACCTCGGGTGGAAGGTCCTCATCGAGGTTGAAGGCAACTTGGCCTGGATGAGGCGTATGGTCTCTATTTACTGACACGATCTTCATGGCGTCTCCTCGCTTTCGAGTGGTTAATGGAGGCAAGAGGTCAGTTGCAGCTGAAGGTGTTGCCGGCCCGCACGCAGAGGCGTCCATCGGGGCCTAGGAGGTTTCCGCCGGCGACCCGGTTGTAGCGGGCACCATTCGTGTCCCAGCAGCCTGCGCGATCGCACGATGCCAACTGGGGCGCCGCCTGGCGCGCGGCCTCCGCAGCGGCGCGACGACGGGCGGCATCGAGTTCCAGTTCGGCACGGCGTCGGTCTTTTTCCGCACGGATGGTGTTCGTCCCGCCGGGGCCGTCGGGGCCGTTGTTGATGATCCCGCCGCCGGCATCGCCGCGCGCGTCGCTTGTCGACTCCTGGATGATCCTCGATGCATTCTCGATGCTTCGCATGTTCCGCTCGCGCCCGTAGACCTCGTTCTCCCAGCGCCGGTCGGTGGCATCAGCGCCGAGCACGCGCGCCGCGCTCTTGGCGCCGATGGCGCAGGGCTGATCGCTGAAGGAGGTCTTGCCGGCGGCGTCTACGCAGCGATGCACCTGGGCATGCGAAGTCAGCGCCAGGCCGAGAAGTAGCAAGGTCAAACAGTTCTTGGATGTCATGGCAGCTCTCCGGAATCAGCCGTCGTCTGAATCCCGGCTGCGCTGACGTGCCCGATCGGCTGCGGCGTTCAGTCGATCTAGCATCGCTCGATCCGCTGCGTTCAAGCTGAGGTCCTGCAGATGACGAATGGCTCGATCAAACTCGTTCCAATGCGTGAGCTCTCGCTGATCGAGCTTCTTGATGTCCGCCCTGGTCGAAAAGGCGTACGCCACCGCAAAGATGGCAACGATGATGGCGAGAACCTCCATGTCGCGCTCCTGGTCCTCTAAAGGCCGCCTTCTCCGGCAACGTGCACCACCCGTCCGATGATTCGCACTAGCTCGACGGTGTCCGCGCTCAGCTCGATGGCCGGGTAGGTGTCGTTGTCGGACTTGATCTTTAGCCCTCCACCAGGCAGCCGATACAGGCGCTTCACGCGCTCGCCGCCGTCGTACCAGATTGCGTAGACCTTCCCGTCGATGACCGTTGTCTGCGACGTGTCGACCACCAGCGCGTCGCCCCTGTGAATTCGATCCTCCATGGAGTCGCCGTCGGCGACCATCGAGGCGAGCTTTTTGGGCTTGAGCTGCTTCTTGCGGATCCAATCTGCGCGAAAGGCCTGCGGCTGCTTATCCACGAACTCAATCTCCACTTGCTCGTGACCAGGCCCGGCTGAAAGTTTGATATTCAACCTTGGGATCAGGACGAACTCGCCTGCTGGTAGGTCGTCCTCGTGCTCCCACGCGAGCACCGGCTGCATAGACGGTGGCGGCGAGTCCGCGGGGGCAGGTTGCGGCGCCGCGGCCAGCCCCGCAGCCGGCGGAGTCATCTCTCCGATGCCTTCACTCAGCCAGTCGCTGGAGACCCCAAGGAACTCAGCTATTTTCCTGTTGTTCGGCGCGGCCTGGCTCTTGGTCTTGCCGTCATAGACCTTTTTGAGGGCTTGGTAGCTCAGCCCTGTAGCGGCAGCAACGGCGCTCACCGTGCTGCCTGCATGCTTCAGCGCTGCCTGAAATCGTTCGGAAAGTTCAACCATCGTTGTGATCGTCTCATGGCGAAGGTGAACCGAGGTTGTGTTTTGCATTGAACTGTAGTTCAATGTCGAAATGCTTAAGTCAAAAGCCATTGAACTGCTGGGCGGCACTACCGCCTCCGCCGCCGCCGCCATCGGCGTGACCTACCAAGCTGTCGACAAGTGGCCAGAGGATCTCCCACCTCGGATCGAGGACCGCGTCCTCGCAGCGCTTGCCCGGAAGCACCTGTCGCCCGAACTCCGCGGCGAAGGCACTGCCGCCGACGACTCCACCCAGCAGGCGGCCTGAGATGAAGCACGAGATTGCATTGATCGCTGCCCAGGAATGGGCGCGCGCGAACGCCTCGCTGCAGTTGGACGCGCAAAAGTTTGGCGAGGGGGTCGCGCGGGCGTACCGCGCTGCGCTCAATCTGCCTGCTTCTTCAGATCGTCGATCAGACGCTGGCGAAACGCCGCAATGTTCGCTGCCGCGCTCTGCGCGTTCGGAACGTTCAGCAGGGCGTTTGCCCCGCACGCGCCCGGATGGTTCGTGATGAGTGCCAAGAGGTACTGGTCGGCCTTCGCGGCTGCAACTGCATCGGTCATTTCGTCTGCCCCGTGTGGGGTCCAAGTTGTGGTGACCTGGATTCTGCCCCGCACGGGGTGGACACCCATGCAGGGAAACGCCTGAGCCATGTGTCTCCTCGACCTCTTCCTCGCCCAGCCGCCCGGCGTGCAGGCCGTCTTCCTGATCGGCGGCGTCGTGGTGCTGATCTGCGTGATTGGCCTGGCCATGGATGACGCCGTGCGCCGCGGCCGCCAGAAGCGCGGCGTCTCTCTCGGCGCGAAGGCGCTCGAGCAGATCAAGCGCTAGGTCGTGAAGGCTCTGAAACATGGCAGCGAGTCTGCTTTTTTTTGCCCCAAACAGCCTCTCAACAGCCCTCAACCTTGTTGCGTGAACACGTGAACCAAATTGCTTTTCCCGTCGATCTCTCCCTCGTGGAGATCGCCCGCAAACGCTCCCTCGGCGCCTCGATCGAACTGTGCATCGACGCCGGCGGCAAGGACCCCAAGGACGTGCAGATCGACCTCAAGCTCGACAAGGCGCAGCTGTCGCGCTGGGCCTCGGGCGGCGAGGGTGTCGTCTGGCCGAAGTTCGAGGGCCTGATGGACTACTGCGGCAACGACGCGCCCGTGTTGTGGATGCTGCACCGCCGCGGGTACGACCTGAACAGCGTGCGAAAGCTGGAGACGGCGACCGAGCGCGAGAACCGCGCGCTGCGCGAAGAGAACGCCGCGCTGCGCCGCGTGCTGCAGGGGGTGGCACCTTGAGCGCCAGCGGTCAGCTCCTGGCGCTGCTGCGCGCCATCCATGAGCACGCGCCGCTCGACGGCACCGGTGTCAGCTACACCCAGATGTCGGCGACCACCGGCATCCCGTACCGGCTGCTGATGGCGAAGACGTCGCACCTCAAGGCGCGCGGCCTCATCGAGCGCGCGAACCCCGACGCTCCGAACCGAGATCAGGCCTTCTTCCTCGCCACTGCCGCCGGCCGCGCGCTGCTGACGCCGCCGGCCGCCGAGCCGGCGATGGGCGAGACGATGGTGGCCGCAGCGATTCGCGCGCGGCCGGCGCTTGCGATGGTCTGGGGGGTGTGATGCGATTCTTTACTGGACTGCACCAGCCTAGCGACGCTCGTCATTTCGATGGGGCATTCGTCAGCGTCAATCGACTGCGCACGCGCAAGTCACCGATGCACGTCGGCGACTGGATCATGGACAGCGGAGCATTCACCGAAATCTCGCGTCACGGCGGCTATCGACACGACGTGTCTAGCTATGCAGCAGAGATCCGGCGTTGGGCGACCAACGGTTCTGGCCGTCTTCTCGCGGCTGCTGCACAGGACTACATGTGCGAGCCGTTCATTGTGAAGATCACGGGCCTTTCGGTCGCCGAGCACCAACGGCTGACGATCGAGCGCTACGACGCGCTGCGCGCCGAAGACACCGGCGGGGTCTACGTCCTACCGGTGCTTCAGGGCTTTGAGCCCTCCGACTACGTCCGGCACCTCGAAGCGTATGGCGACCGACTTGCGCACCGTGCGTGGGTAGGCGTCGGCTCGGTCTGCAAGCGCAACGGCTCACCCGACCAGGTGGCGGCCGTGCTGATGGCGATCAAGGCCGCTCGCCCTGATCTGCTGCTGCACGGCTTCGGCCTCAAGACCACCGCGCTGGCGCACCCGTTCGTCCGCTCCATGCTGCATTCCGCCGACTCGATGGCGTGGAGCTTTGCAGCTCGCAAGCAGGGTCGCAACGCCAACGACTGGCGCGAGGCAGTGCGGTGGACGGCTGCGATCTCGAGCCGGCCCGTGCAGCACATGCTGCCCCTGGGAGGACAAGCATGCGCGTAGTCCACGTTGTCTCCGTCAGTGGCGGCAAGGACAGCCTGGCCACGCTGCTGATCGCCATCGCGCGCTGCGGCATCGCGAACGTGATCGCAATCTTTTGCGACACAGGCAACGAGCATGACGACACCTACGCCTACCTCGGCTACCTCGAACAGCAGCTGGGCATCAACATCGTTCACCTCCGCGCTGACTTCACGGAACAGCTCGCCGCGAAGCGCCAGTTCATCGCGCGCGACGTCCGCAACCGCCGTGAGTACGACACGCGACCGGTGTTCGAGGCAGACGGCGTCACGCCGGTGCCGAAGCGCGACGAGCGCGGCTCAATCGTCTTGAACAAGAAGGGCAAACCGATCCAGAAGACTGTGAAGGTCGGCGGCGGTCGCCGGGTGCGCTGGACCAACAAGGCCAAGCGGCGCGCGCTGGCCGTCATGTTCCCCAGCGGCAATCCCTTCCTCGACCTGTGCATGTGGAAGGGCCGGTTCCCCTCACGCACCGCACAGTTCTGCACCCAGGAGCTGAAAACCAACATGGCGGTCGGCTATCAGCTGGAGCTGATGGAGGCCGGCTACAAGGTGATCTCCTGGCAGGGAGTCCGGCGCGACGAGTCTCAGAACCGGGCCGACGCAAAGAAGTGGGAGCGCGTCGGCCGCGGCCTGTGGATCGCTCGACCCATCGTCGAGAACACCGCAAAGGAAGTATTCGCTTTCTCGGCATCGCACGGCCTCAAGCCCAATCCGCTGTACCTGCAGGACATGAACCGCGTGGGCTGCATGCCGTGCATCAACTGCAGCAAGCCCGAACTGCGCGCCATTGCGGCGCGCTTCCCTGAGCACCCTGAGCGCATCGCCGACTGGGAATGGCGCGTCGGACAGTGCAGCAAACGCGGCTTCAGCACCTTCATGACAGACGCCCACCCGGCTAAAGACCGCAGGGTCATCTTCGCCGATCTCAACATCTGGGCGCGCATCGAGTGGTCGAAGACCAGCCGCGGCGGCAAGCAATTCAACCTTCTGGACGAGCAGGAGAACGAGGGCAGCGGGTGCAGTTCGAGCTACGGCCTGTGCGACCAGTCCGGTATGGAAATGGAGGTGGCATGACCGCTGTACAGCTAAAAATCCTGCGTCGCTGCGAGCACTTGATCCAGGCCGAGGGCTTGGGCATCGAGATCTGCATGCTGTTGGGCGACCGGCCCGGCGCGCAGCGGCACCGCCGCGAGATGGAAGCACTGATCGCTGCGCGCGGCGCCGCCATCCAGCAGGCCGAGGAGGAGGGCGACAGCTACCTCGCCGCCGCCGGCACCGCCGCGCGCATCCAGGCCGAGGCGAGGGGGCTGATCGGGTGACAGATTCCACGGTCACGAAGCGGCCGGCGTCCCAGTACTACTGGGGCGACTGGTTCAAGGATGTCGCCTTGCAGAGCTGTTCATTGCCGGCGCGCGGGCTCTGGCACGAGATGAATTGCCTGATGCACCAGGGCGAGCCTTACGGCCACCTCACCATGCCCAACGGCAAGCCGATGGAGCCGACGCAGCTGGGCAACCTTTGCAAGATCGGCCCGGCCCTTTGCCGCAAGTTGATCGCCGAGCTGGAAGACAACGGCGTGCTATCGCGTGCTGAGAACGGGACGATCTTCAGCCGCCGCATGGTGCGCGACGAAGCCTCGCGCGAGCTGCGCGCGCAGATCGGGCGGGAGAACGGGCACAAGGGCGCCGAGCACGGTGCGAAGGGCGGCGAGCACGGGGGTAAAGGGGGGCGACCGAAGAAGGCAGAAACCGGGGCAGAAACCCCCCCAGTGAAACCGGGGCAGAAACCCCCCCAGAACCCCCGCCCTTCTTCTTCATCTTCATCTTCACCTTCGGGTTTATTTCCGGAAGCTGACGCTTCCTCGTCGGCGGCCGAGCCGCCAACGGACGAGTCGCCGGCCTGTCCGCATGCCCGGCTGCTGGCGCTCTTTGCGGAACTGGTGCCTGAGCTGCCGCAGCCGCGGCGAGAGCTGTGGGAGGGGTCGAAGGGGGCGGATGCAATGCGCCAGCGCTGGAAGTGGCTGCTGACCGCGCGCCGCAGCGCGAACGGCACGCGGTATGCGAGCACGGCCGAGGAGGGCCTCGACTGGTTCCGGCGCTTCTTCGAGCAGGTGGCCGCGTCCGACTTTCTCACCGGCCGCAATGGCAGCTGGCGCAACTGCGACCTGACTTGGCTCATGGGCAAGGAGAACTTCGCCAAGGTCGTCCAGGGCAACTACACCAACAAGGACCAGGCGCCATGAACGACCGCACGGACGATCGATTCATTGCGCCGGCCGAGCTCTCGAGCCCGGAATCCGAGGCCTCCCTGCTGGGCGCGCTGTTGCTGGACAACGAGGTCTGGGACCGCGTCGGGGACATGCTGGCCGAGGCCGACTTCATCTCGCACCAGAACCGCCTCGTGTTCTCGGCGGCCGCGGCGCTGGTCAATGCGTCGAAGCCGGCCGACGTGCTGACGGTCTTCGACCAGCTGCAGCGCAGCGGCAAGGCCGAGGAGGCGGGTGGGCTGCCATACCTGCACAGCCTGGCCCAGTACATGCCGAGCGCGAGCAGCGTGCGCCGCTACGCCGAGATCGTGCGCGACTTCGCGCTGCGCCGCCGGCTGCTCGCGGCCAGCAGCGAGATTCATTCGCTGGCGCGCCAGCGCGGTGTCGGCTTCGACGAGACGCTCGAGCAGTCGACGGCGCTGCTGACGAGCCTTTTCGACGCGCCCGGCGGCGAGGACGACTGGCAGGGCCTGGACGTCGGTGTCGTGTCGCTGCTGGACCGGATCAACGCCCAGGCCGAGGGCACCGCGCAGGACGATTTCGTTTCGACCGGGCTGGCCGACCTCGACGCGCGGCTCGACGGCGGAATGCGCGATGGCGAGCTCATCGTGATCGGCGCGCGGCCGAGCATGGGCAAGAGCGCGCTTGCCCTCGGAATCGGTCTCCACGTCGGCATGCACGCGCGCCGCGCGGTGGGCATGTTCTCGATGGAGATGCCCAAGGCCCAGGTCACCAGCCGGGCGATGTCGCTGCTATCGCGCATCCACCTCAGCCGCATCAAGCGCGGCGAGCGGCTCAAGGACTACGACTGGCCGGCGATCACCTCCTCGGTGGAGCTGATGCGCACCGCCAACTTCCATGTCAGCGATCGCAGCGGCCTGAACATCAACCAGCTGCGCGCCGCCGCGCGCGGTCTGCGCCGGCGCCGCGGGCGCCTCGGATGCCTGATCGTGGACTACCTCGGGCTGATGAACGGCACCGATCCGAAGATGCCTCGCGTCTACCAACTCGAGGAGATCACCAAGGGCCTGAAGAGCTTGGCCAAGGAGCTGCAGTGCCCGATCTTGCTGCTGTGCCAGCTCAGCCGGAAGGTCGAGGAGCGCGTCGACCAGATGCCGATCCTGTCCGACCTTCGCGACTCGGGCTCGATCGAGCAGGACGCCGACATCGTGGCCTTCGTGCATCGCCCATTCAAGGCGAACCCGAACCTCGGCGACGAGTGGAAGTACTACGCCAAGGTCTCCGTCCCCAAGGTGCGCGACGGCGAGCCCGGCTTCCTCGACCTCATGTACGTCGGCGAGAACACCCGGTTCCAGGACTGGCCCGCCGAGACCCCCATCCCCACCAGTCAAGTGCGCGTCGCGCGCGCATCGAAAGGAGACCTGTGATTCTTCAATTCCACGTGCCGGGCCAGCCCTACGGCAAAGGCCGCCCACGCATCGGCAAGGTGGGCGCCCATGCCCGCATGTTCACGCCCGAGAAGACTGTGAACTACGAGAACCTCGTGAAGTACTCGGCGCAGCAGGCCATGGCCGGCGCGGCGCTGATCGAGGGGGCCTGCGACGTCAAGCTGCGCATCGACTGCCAGATCCCGGCGAGCTGGTCGCAGAAGAAGCAGCGCGCCGCGGCCGCCGGTGAGATCCGGCCGACCAGCAAGCCCGACGCCGACAACGTCATCAAGGCCGTCTTCGACGCGATGAATGGGGTGGTGTGGAAAGACGACGTCCAGGTGGTCGACATCGCGGTGTCGAAGTTCTACAGCCTGGCGCCCGGCGTCGGCGTGCGCGTCGAGCTCGTCGGCGCCGACGCGCCGGCGCAGGTGGACCTGCTCGGAGCTGTGGCATGAAGCGGCTATGGGAACGAATCCTGGACTGGGCCCGCGGCCGCCTGCCCGATGTCGTGATCGGCGGCGAGCAGCGTCCGTACCTCCGCCGTTGGTGGCTGATCCCCCGCAACCCGATCTTCAACGTCTACGTGCACGAGTTCCTGCGCAGCGACGACGACCGAGCCCTGCACGATCACCCATGGGTGAATCTGAGCGTCCTGCTCGAGGGGCAGTACACCGAGCACGAGATCCTCGCGGGCGGCGTGCACCAGAAGACCGTGCGCAGCGCTGGAGATTGGCGCTTCCGCCGCTCCGGCCGCATAGCCCATCGCATCGAGCTCACGCACGGGCGCTGCTGGACGCTCTTCATCACCGGGCCGCGGTACCGGCACTGGGGATTTCATTGCGAGCGCGCCGGCTGGGTGCACTGGCGGCTTTTCACGAGCGACGACGGCCAAGACGTCGGGAAGGGTTGCGACCAATGACGAAGCCATCCGCCATCCTCATCATGAAGGCCCAGCCGCTCGAGGCCTGGAACGAGCGCGACCTGTCCGTGGTGCGCCGCTTCATCTTCGACGGCATCCGCGGGCTCAATGCCCAGCACGAGGCGCGCTGGCGCCGGTTTTGGGGGCGCATCTGGAAGGCCGAGCCCGGCCAAGTCTTCCAACTCGACAACGTGGTCGAGCGCTCGGGCCCGTTCCACCGCATGCACATGGGCATGGAGCAGCGGCTGTTCGAGAGCCAGGAGCGCTGGGGCCAGCTCGAGCCCTTCCGCAACTGGCTGAAGACCGGGGCAGGGTGGGGCGAGTACCAGCGGCACGACGGCGGACCCATGAAGTTCGTGCCGCGCAGCACCGCTTACGAGCACTGCAGCGACGACGAGATGCGCGAGGTCCACGAGGCCATGGTGGCGTTCCTGCGCACGCCCTACGCGCTGCGCCGGCTGTGGCCGCACCTTGCCGAGCCCAAGCGCCACGAGATGCTCGAGACGGTGCTGGCCGACCGCCGCGAAGGAGCCGCAGCATGAAAGCGAGCTCGATCGCGCGCCGCGCGCCGCACCAGCACCGCGATCCTGATCGCGTCCGTTCAACGCCGGTACCGACAGCGGCGTTCCGGCTGCCGGCTGCGATCGGCGCCGCGCCGGCGCCCGCGCGGCCGAAGACGGCGCGCGCTCGGAACTCGCACCTGTTGGCGATGGTCCGCGGGCGGCCGTGCCTGCTGATGGTGCCCGGCATCTGCGTTGGCGGCACCGACACCACCGTGCCGTGCCACAGCAACCTCATCCGGCACGGCAAAGGCCTGGCCCGCAAGGCCAACGATCAATACCACGTGCCCGGCTGCGTGGCCTGCCACCGGTGGCTCGACCAAGGCCCGGCACCGGCCGAGAAGAAGCTGGCCACCTTCATGCGCGCGCACGCCGACCAGGTGCTGCACTGGCGCGCGGTGCTGGCCGACATGTCGCTGCCGCAGCGCGACCGCGACGCGGTGCGCTGGGCGCTCAACTTGCTCAACGCGACCCCGGTGGTCCTGATCACGCCATGAGCGCCGCCCTCACGCCCAAGCAGGCCGAAGTGCTCGCGTTCATGCGCGAGTTCTTCGCGGAGAACGATCAGCTGCCGGCCGGCCCGGAGATCGCGCGCCATTTCGGCTTCCGCAGCCCGAACGCCGGCTTCGAGTACCTCATCGCGCTCGAGAAGAAGGGCTGCATCGAGCGCAACGCCGTCGGCCGGTACCGTTTCACAAGGAGCACGCCGTGCACCGACGTCGCAAACCAAAGCTGAGCTTGCTCGAGCGGGCCATGATCGAGAAGCAGTGGCACAGCACCACGGTCACGGCCCGTATTCACACGCTGATCGGCAACAGTAGCGAGGGCATGGTCAATGCCGCGGGCCGCGTCTTCTTCGTGGTGCTGGGCGCCGCGGTGGCCGAACACAGCGATGTCGAGCAGGTCGACATCCGCATCATCCGCGGCGCCGTCAACTCCGTCTTCGACCTGGCCGGCCAAGAAAACATTTCCGATGAGCGCCGCGCCTCGATCGACAGCGGGCTGCGCGCGGCCGAGCGCCTGGTGCCGACCTTCGCGCGCCGCAGCCTGACCGATTCCGCATGCGAGCTCGAGCTGAAGCTGCGCGGCCACCACGTCCACATGAGCGAGTTCGCCGCGGTGCTGGCGAACCTCGCGCCCCAACACGTTACTCCCACCACCGGAGCCCGATGAACCAGAAGCCACCACCGCCGCAGCGCCGCAACGTCGGCGAGTTGGTCTACCAGACCATCCTCGACCTGCACAACGCCGGGCGCATCGCTACGCGCAACGTCGTCAAGGAGATGACGGGCCAGAGCTACAGCGTGGTCGATGACCACGTCAAGCGGATGCTCGAGGACGGCCGCCTGCGCCGAGTCGCGCCCGGGGTCTTCGAGCCCATCGAGGAGATGCCAGAGAGCCGCGCCATCTTCCTCGGCAGGCTGCCGAGCGGGATGTGGAAGCTTGACATCGGCGACTTCTGCGTCGATCTCACGCCCAGCGAGGCGCGGGCCCTGGCCAGCATGCTGGTGGGCACCGCCAACGAGATGTCCAGCCTGCAGAACGCGCGCGACCTCGCCGACGGCCTGGCTGAGCTGCGCCGGCACCAGGTTGCGGCCGCGGCCCGCGAGAAGGACCGCGACGACGTCCTGCGCAAGCTGCAGGGCATCCCCGAGCAGACCGAGATCACCTTCACATAACCGGCCGCGAGGCCACAACCCCGGGCTCCGGCCCACTTCAACCAGGAGAAGACGATGAACCTCAACCACCCCAACGGCCTCACGGTAGGCCGTGCCATTCCCGCCGGCGACGCCCAGCCGCGCGAGCGCGAGATCCCCGACCTGCTCGGGCAGCTGATGGGCGCCGCGGAATCCGCGTCGACGTCGCTCGGCATGTTGGTCGAGCGCATCGGCCCGGTCATGCGCGCGGAGGGTCCGTCGAGCACCGGCGGCGCAGTCGAAGCGCCGGCCTACACCGACCTCGGCAGCTCGCTGCACGAGCTGCTGCGGCGCGTGCGCGGCCTGGACACGAAGGCCCGCGACGCGCTCAGCCGCCTCGAGCTGCCCTGAAAACCGCCACTCTCAACTACTAGGAACACCATGGGCCCTAGCATCGAAGACATCCTCGCCATGTTCGCCAAGGGCGAATGCACCCGAGACCAAGCGCTGCAGTGGATCGGCAGCCACATCGACGCGGCCATCCGGGACTCCGCGCTGCTCGACCACTTCGCCAGCACCGCAGCGATCGGCCGCGACTCGGCCGGCAATATCTCGACCAACAGCGCCAAGGCTGTGATGGGCGAAGACCCGCCGGATTGGGACGCCAACCCGGCCGCGGCCATGCAGTGGTGGTGCGACGCCGAGGCGCGCATTCGCTACGTCAAGGCGGACGCGATGATGAAGGCGCGCATTCTCTGAGCGGTCCCCAGGTAATGTCTCAAGCGGTCGATCCATCCCATGCTGACGGGGAGGAGCGCGGCTAGCTTGTCGCCGGTGGCGTGCAAAGCCATCCCACCTCGCCCGGCTTCTTTCCCTTGGGGCATTCTGGAACGCGCGGGCTGGGGGGCGGCACTCGGGGAGTTTGACCTGCGCCGGCTCCAGTGGCTTGGTCCTGCTTGTCTGCCGCGGCATCGGCCGGTCTGGTGAACTCGATGGTGACAGTGTTCTCTCGCGTGTTCTGACTAGAAGCACCAACTTCGACGTTGCCCACCGGCTCAACAATTCCGAGCGTCAGTTTGCCGGTTTTCGAGTCAACCGCCGTCACCTTGAACACCGTTGTGATCTTGGAGACTCGAACGCCCAACTTCGAGTCCTCTTCCGCGACAGTGGAGTTGACGAGTGCGGTGCGCATCTCCTTGAGCACTTTTTCCATGTCCGCCTCCGACGTGATCTTCGGCGCCGTTTGCCAGCACGCTGAAAGCAGCAAAGCTGCCGCGACAGGCGGCACGAATCGCAAAACTGTAAGCATCGATCTCTCCTCGTTTGTGGAGTCGGCATCGTCCGACTTTCCCTCACCGGATCAATCATTCGTTTGTGGGATGGTGCGCGCTGGCCCCAGTAGGGATTGGCCAGTCTGTGGTGCAGCCGGAAGATTTCGCTGTCCCCGCCATGGCAAGGGGTTCCCGCCGGTAGCCGCGGCACACCACCTTGGAGGTTCTCCCTCATGGCTCACGCCCGTTCGTTCCGCTCGTTCGCCGTTCTCGTCGCTGGCTGCATGCTGGCCGTGGCCGGCGCCTGTTCCACCGCGTTCCACCAGGCGCGCAGCATCGTGGTCGCCGCGCGCGACTTCGCGATCGAGACCGCGCGAGCCGTGGTGGAGAAGTTCGAGCAGCCCGCGCTGCGCCTGACCGCCCGCCCGGTTGAGCTGGTGCAGGCCTGCGCCCACGCCCTGAGCCTGGCCAAGCGCGAGCGCCCCCGCCTCATGCCGGGCTGGCGCATGTGCCCGTCGATCTGATCAATCCTGCAGGGCAAGCCGCTGCCGCAAGAGCAGCGCCGGAGGCAACCGGCGCAGTTTCGAAAAATCGACCTCTCTGTCGGAGAATTGGCCTTCTAGATGTTTTGGAGGGGCGATGGTCGAAGACGAAGACGCGAAAGTCCGGCGCAACTTGGTCGCGGTGTCCTCTGTAATCTTGCTGTTGGCCTGGCTCGATGTGCCGCTTTCGGCTATCGCAGGGAGACTTCTCGGTGAAAGACCCGAATCCGCCACTTTCGTATTGCCAGCCTGGAAGGTCTGGTCAGCAGGTTTGGTGCTGCTGAGCTATTGCCTCGTGAGGTACCTGTACTCGGAAGAGGCAGACAAGGGGAAAAATGCGCTTGCGATCGCTCAGCAGGCGCGGTTTGCGCAACTTCTAGAAAGGCATCTCACTCGACTCGGACGCGCTATCGAGCGAAGAGCGCTCCCACCGGGCGCGTTCCGTGATTCCATCAATTCCTTCATTGAGCAAGTGGGGCGCAATCGTGGTCGGTCCGACGACTTTCGAACGGCTCGAATTCACGCGAAACTGTCCCGTGCCAGTGGAGGGCCGCCAGCACTTGGCTTAGACCACAATCTGTCGATTGTTCTATCGTTTGACAGAGATTTGGGCACGAATGCAACTAGGAGTGTCACCCGCTATTCGATGAGCCCGCGGTTGAATTGGTGGATGAATCGCCGCGCAGAAGTAGAGGCCGCCGTACTGTCTAAGGGTGCGGTCACGCATGCTTGGCCGCTCGGGCTCGCTGGCGGGGCAGTCGCGGTAATACTCTGGAAGCTTGGACGCGCAATCCTCGATCTGCTCACCTAGGCGACCCCCACTAAGGTTCGCAGGTTCGCACCGCCCCGGGAATCATCCCGGCCCATGACCGACGCGCGCGAACCTGAAGACAAGCCGATAGCCCACTGGCCCACCATCGAGGCCGACTTCCGCGCCGGCATCAAGAGCATCCGCCAGATTGCCCGAGAGCACGGCCTCTCCGAGACGGCCATCCGCAAGCGGGCCAAGGCCGAGGACTGGACCCGCGACCTCTCCGCCGCCATCCAGGCCAAGGCCGACGATCTGGTTCGCAGGGAAGCGGTTCGCAATGAGGTTCGCGCTGCGAACCAAATCCCCGACAAAGTCGTCGTCGACGCCAACGCGAACGCCGTCTACCGCGTGCAGATGGCCCACCGCGCCGGGCTGACGAAGCTCGCGGTTCTGCGCGACGGCCTGCTGTCGGAACTTGAGCAGGCCGCCACGCCTGCGGCCGCGCCAGCGCCAGCGCCAGAGACCGCCGACGAGAAGGGTGATGACGCAGCCGAGCCGCAGCCTGCGGCAGGCCTGACCCTGCCGACGCGCATCGCAGCCCTGAAGCAACTAGCCGAGGTCGACGAGAAGATCCGCCGCGGCGAGCGCGAGGCCTACGGCATCGACAAGATCCAGCCCGACGAAGGCGGCATTGTCAGCAAGCTGACCGACGCCGAGCGCGCCAGCCGCCTGGCTGCGCTGTTCGCGATCGCGCGAAAGAGGGCGGCCGATGGCGCCTGACATAGATGTCCCCGAGCTCGTGAAGCTGATGCCGTTCCTGTCGGACGGCGAGCGGGCCGAGCTCGACCTGCTGCTAACCGATGGCCTGCCGCTGTGGATGCCCCAGGTCGGTCCGCAGATGGCCGCGCTGGAATCGAAGGCCGACATCCTGTTCTACGGCGGCTCGGCCGGTGGCGGCAAGACCGACCTGCTGCTGGGCGCCTCGCTCACCGAGCAGGAGCACAGCATCATCTTCCGGCGCGAGGCCGTCCAGCTGGTCGGCATCGAAGAGCGCATGGCCAAGATCCTGGGCACCCGCAAGGGCTACAACAGCCAGGACGGTGTCTGGCGCCTGCCCGGCAAGCGCGTGCTCGAGCTCGGCAGCGTGAAGGAGCCTGACGACTGGACGAAGTACCAGGGCCGGCCACACGACGCCAAGCTCTTCGACGAGATCACCCACTTCTTGGAGCTGCAGTTCCGCACGCTGATCGGCTGGATGCGCACCGACAACCCGAAGGTGCGCCAGCGCGTGATCTGCGCCGGCAACCCTCCGACCAGCAGCGAGGGCGAATGGGTGATCCGGTTCTGGGCGCCCTGGCTCGACCCCAAGCACCCGAATCCGGCCAAGCCGGGCGAGCTGCGGTGGTTCGTCACCGACGAGGCCGGCAAGGACATGGAAGTCCCCGGACCCGAGCCGGTGATGGTCGGCAAGGAGCTGATGACGCCGAAGAGCCGGACATTCATCCCGTCCAGCGTCGACGACAACCTCTACCTGAGCACCACGGGCTACAAGGCCACGCTTCAGGCGCTGCCGGAACCGTTGCGCTCGCAGATGCTGCGCGGCGACTTCCTGGCCGGCCGCACCGACCCGGTCTGGCAGTTGATCCCCACGGAGTGGATCAAGGCCGCCCAGGCGCGCTGGAAGCCCAAGGACAAGAAGGGGCCGATGACGGCCCTTGGCTACGACGTCGCCCGCGGCGGCCTTGACAACTCGTCGGCCGCGCGCCGGCACGGCAGCTGGATCGACGAGCTGGTGACGGTGCCAGGCATCGCGACCAACGACGGCCCCAAGGGCGCGGCCTTCGTGGTGCCGCTGATCCGCAACGGGGCGCCGGTGGCTGTAGACGCGATCGGCGTGGGTACCTCGGTGCTCGATTTCCTCGTCGGTCTCGGCGTGCTCTGCGTGGCCGTCGTCGGCTCGGAGAAGAGCGATGCCATCGACAAGACCGGCAACCTGCGCTTCCGCAACAAGCGCGCCGAGATGTACTGGCTGCTGCGTGAGGCGCTCGACCCGACAGCCGAGGACCCGCTGGCGCTGCCGCCTGATCCAGAGCTCACCGCCGACCTCTGCGCCGTTCGCTACAAGGTCGTGCAGCTCGGGCGCTTCGCCGCCATCCTGATCCGCGACAAGGACGAGATCCGCGAGGAGCTCGGCCGCTCGCCCGACAAGGGCGACAGCGTCGCGCAGACCTTCCTTTCCGACATCCCCGAGGCCGTCGCCTTGGCCGAGTCCTCGCCTCGCGAGGATCCCGACTGGCGCTCTTTCTGAGAACCACCATGACAGCACTGACCACCGAGCTCAACGGCCCGCGCACCGCCGCGCCCGACACCGACATGCAGACCGGCGCGCTGACGCTG